AGTTGCCAATTAAAGGCGGTGCCGCAGTACAGGCGTCTTCAAAATTTGAAACTACTGTGACACAGATTCCATACGGAACAGAATTTACAACAATTCAAGAAGTCTATAATGTTATCATAGGATATGGCGCATATCTTGAAACTCAAGGATTTATCTTTGATGAATTTAACTCCGATTTAAATGAAATATTAAATTGGAAGTTTACCGGCAAGGAATTTTTATACTGGACTACTCAAAATTGGGCAGATGGCAATTTAATTACACTAAGTCCTTTTGCAAATTACATCAAATATAATTTCCCTAATTCTGTTGTTGATAACATTTCTACAGGAAAATATGAGTATAGTCTATTAAAAGCAGATGGTAAACCGTATCCTATTGATAGATTCACCATGGCTAGAGAAGATACCGTATGTACAATTAAAACTAAAGATGGTAACGAAGGATTATTCTTTGCCGCATTAAATTCTGTACAAAAAGAACACGGTATGGTGTTTAATAACTTTACGGTATTCAACGATACTATCTATGATATTGAGACAGGATACAAACAACGAAGAATTAAACTTTCCGGATTTAGAACAAAAAACTGGAACGGTGATTTGTTTAGTCCTGGATTTGTTTATGATAATGTTGAAGTATCTGATTGGCAATCTTATAAAAAATATCTACCAGGAACGGTGGTAAGATATAACGGCAGATACTATGAATCCTCAAGAACAGTTGCAGCCAACGCTACTTTTGATTTTACCGAATGGGAACAATTAAGTAGTAAGCCAGTTGCTCAATTACTACCTAATTTTGATTATAAAATTAATCAATTTGAAGACTTCTACAGTCTCGATATTGATAACTTTGATTATAATCAACAACAGTTAGCACAACACCTTACAGGGTATACTCCAAGACCATATTTAAATAATATCATTGTAAACCCAATCAGTCAATATAAATTCTATCAAGGAATGATCAAAGACAAAGGTACTAAAAATGCTTTTGACAAATTGACCAAGGCCAGTGAAGCCACTAATAAGGGAGAAATCTCATTCAAAGAAGAATGGGCATTTAGAATAGGCCACTACGGAAGTTTTGAAACACTAAATGAAATTGAATTTCCTTTAGAAGAAGGCACATATTTAGAAAACCCTTATGTAGTTAAATTTGTTAATTCAGTTCCTGCTGATTCTAATCCGTTAATTAATTATATAACTTCGTCTACTCTAGTATTGACTCCAGTAGACTATTCTCCTTCAACAGCTATTAATTCTTATGCTGGTACTTGGCAAGATAATAATTTAAAATTAACCACAGCTGGTTATGTAAGACCAGATGACGTTACGTCTACGGCTTACAATAAAAATAGTTTGTTAGACATTGCTAATAACTCTGCAATACAGGATGGCGATACTATTTGGTTAGGATTCCAAGAAAATGGCGACTGGACTGTTTATAGATATACTAAACAGTTAGCAGAAATCACAGGAGTATTTGTTAGTGCTCCGGGCAGTGAAATTACTTTTGTAACAGACAGTCACCACAATCTTCAAATTGGCGACATTATTTCTGTAGTAAGATTTAATGTCCAGGTTAACGGAGTTTATATTGTTAATTCTATTGTAACTACAAATCAATTCACAGTTGCTACTAGTTTATCCAGCATTGAAAATGACGAACTATTAAATTATGGTTTTCTATATAAATTTGAAGAAGCAAGATATAGTGACCTCAATGAACTGTCACAAGTTACTGATTTATTAAAATTAAATGCCGGTGACAAAGTTTGGATTGACCAAGGCACAGATAGCAAATGGAAAGTTTACGAAAAAGTTAAAAATTATTTGCCAACAGTTGTTGGCACAGTTGATACGCCTGCCGGCCAACAATTTGGTACATCAATTTTTGCATCAGACAACAGTCCTGTAACACTAGTATCTGCGCCCGGCTGGAGAATTGCCGGAACATATGGCCAAGGCCGCGTTAAAGTTTTTAATAAAGTAAACGGCGCCTGGGTTCGAAAATATGATTACATTTTAAATAGCAGCGAAAAAACATATGTTAGCCCTACTAGTTCTACACAGTTTGGATATTCATTGCAATACGATATTGCTAAAAAATTATACATTACCGGCGCACCTGATGCTACTTATGTTAGGGCCACCGGTACTAACTTATTGACATTTAGCACTGGTAGTGGTTATGCTAGAACTTTTGTTAATGAGGGGCTAGTTAAAATTGATAGCCGCCAAGAAGACTTTCCAGCATTTACTGAAATTGTAATAGCAAACCCTAAACCTGCTAATAATTCTAATTTTGGATATTCAGTATGCATTAATCAAGTTTCTGCCACTACTTCTACAACACTATTAGTAGGAGCTCCCGGCTCTACTACTTTTGTAGGTACTGGATCCGTTTATGCCTATAATATTACAACGTTGTCTACAGTAACATCACATGCCCGTGGGATTGAATTAACAACCTCATCTGTTGTATTATCCGCTGGTAGTCAGTGGGGGTATAAAATTGCCGGTTGTTCAATTGGTTTCGCTATTAGTGCCCCTGGATACTCTACCTCTACTGGTATTGTACATTTGTTCAACTCTAATTTATCGTATTCTCAAGCGGTTCTTTCACCGTTCGGTATAAATGGAAGATTTGGACACGATATTGCAATTTCAGATAGTGGAAAGTATTTGTTAATTTCTGCTCCTAATATTAAGTATACCAATGAGCCATACGGTAAAGTTGCAATCTTTACCAATACCTCGGGGTTATATGTTTTAAATCAAATCATAGATAATCCGTTACCTACAAATGATTTAAAATTTGGCTACTCTATTTCTATTAGTAAAGATGAAAGCACCATTGCTATTGGTGCGTTAGGAAAAACTAGAAGCAGAGCACAAATATTTGATGAGAATAATAATTCAGGCAACACAACATTTGACGATGACTCTACTAAGTTTACTGAATCAATTCCTGATGCTGGTACAGTTTATGTATACAATAAGATTGGCAATAAATTTATACAGGCAGATGAATTAAATGATGTTAACATTTTATCCGGCAGCAGATACGGCACCTCGGTAGTTGCAACAAACAACAATGTATTTGTTGGAGCACCATCTAATCAAAGTAATACATTATCAACTACTGACACTTCTAATCTATATATATTTGGTAAAATAGATACAACTATTCAAAGTTGGAAAGTTTTAAGGGAACAAACAGATACAGTTGATACAACTACTATTGGCCGTGTTGCACTAATTGATACATTGAAAGAAGAAATTGTCGATTACTTAGATGTAGTTGATCCAGTTAAAGGAAAAATTTCAGGCCTTGCAGAACAAGAATTAAAATACAAGGCAGCATTTGATCCTGCTACTTATTCAATTGGCCTTGCAGGTACTATTGTTAATACTGAGACAAACTGGTTAGATGAACATGTTGGTGAATTATGGTGGGACCTAAGTACAGCCAAATACATGTGGTATGAGCAAGGCGATGATATTTTTAGAAAAAATAACTGGGGTAGATTATTCCCAGGAGCAAGTATTGATGTTTATGAGTGGGTAAAATCTGAATTATTACCTAGTGAGTGGGCCGCCTTAGCAGACACTACTAAGGGACTAGCAACCAGCATCAGCGGGCAACCTAAGTATCCAGATAATAGTGTTGTTTCTGTTAAACAAGTATTCAATAACGTAACAGGGTCATTTGAAAATGTTTATTACTTCTGGGTTAAGAATAAAGTTACATTACCTAATACTGAAAATAGAAGATTAAGCAGTTATCAAGTTGCTGGTTACATTGCAGATCCTGTTGCCAACGGATTAAAATTTGTTGAAATATTATCTCCTAGCTCTGTAGCATTTGCCAACGTACAACCTATGCTTATAGGTAATAGAATTAATGCAAATATTATTATCGACGCTAATGCGTCTACACCTAAGCACACTGAATGGTTACTGTTAAATGAAAATGATCATACTAGTGTCCCTAATACATTATTAGAGAAAAAACTTTTTGATAGTTTATTAGGTCACGATAGTTTAGGAAATGCAGTTCCTGGTAAAAATTTAACCTACAGGAATAGATACGGAATTGGAATCCGTCCTCAACAAACATTGTTTAAGGATAGACTACCTGCATTACGCAATTTAATTTCTTTTGTAAATTCAGTGTTCCTTAAAAATAGAATTGTAGGAAATTATTCTTTTGAAAATCTTAACAAGGTAGAAGAAATTCCTGCATTGTTTTCATATGAATATGATGCAATAGTTGAAGATATTACAGCATTAGATGAAGTTATCACAATTAACTATGTTAGAGCAAAATTAGAATGTCGAGCAGAGAATGGAAAAATAAGAAGTGTTACAATTATTAATCCAGGATTTGGCTATTCTGTTGCTCCTAAAGTTACTATAATGTCGACTGGTTCAGCAACTGGCGAAATTATAACTGAGTTAGATAATGAAGGTCGAGTAATTTCTGCAACAATTGTTACTCCTGGCAGCGGATATGAAGACGGTCTTGTTGATGTAAAGGTTCGCGCCCATTCTATTATTGTTCGGGTTAACTCCGATACTGGTAACAGATGGACCAAGCATAGTTTTGATTATGTATTAAAAACATGGGTTAAAGTTCAAACTCAGAAATACAATACACCATTATATTGGACAACTGTTGATTGGGTAAGCACAGCATACAACTCGTATAAAACTATACAGTATACAATTTCTAATTTGTTTGATATAGGTTCATTAACAACTATTGTTGGCGGCGATTATGTAAAAGTTAAAAATATAGGCGATGGAAAATACGCTATATTGCAAAAAGTATCAAGTAATGGAAACTATATTCCATCATATGATATTGTTTATCGAGAAAAAGGTACTATACAACTATTAGATTCTCTATGGAATTATGATCTAGGAAAATACGCCTACGATAAAGCAACCATTGAAGAAACATTATATGATCAAATTCCAGACCAAGAATTGTATTATATTCTTCTAGCATTAAAGAATAATATTTTTATTAATTTATTAAAAGTAAATTGGAATTTATTCTTCTTTGCCGCAGTCAAATATGCCTTAACTGAGCAGAAACTACTCGACTGGGCATTCAAAACTTCGTTTATTAATGTGTTTAATAATATTGGAACACTTGATCAAAGATCTGTTTACAAGTTAAACAACGAAGAATATTTTGAAAATTACATCAATGAAGTTAAACCTTATCATACTAAATTAAGAAGCTACACTTCGATATATGATAAGCTAGAGCAATCTAACTTGTATACCACTGACTTTGATCTACCTTCTTATTATGATACTGCTACCAATGCTCTTAGTGTAGTTAATTTAACTAATCCGTTAGTAAACACGTATCCTTGGAAGTCTTGGAAAGATACTTATAAGTTTTATGTTGGCTCTATTGAAGTAGGGTATGCAGGTTCTGGGTATACTCAACGTCCAACAGTGACTATTACTACTGCTACGGGCGACACAGGCACCGGCGCCAGCGCCCAGGCATATATTAGAAATGGCGAAGTCTATAAAGTATTAGTAACCAATCCGGGATTAGGATATGTAATTCCTCCAATTGTAACTATTTCTAACAGTAACGTAGGCAATGATCGTGCCAGAGTATCGGTTGTTATGGCCAATGATACAGTTAGAAAAAATATAATTGGTATGAAGTTTGATAGAACTTCCGTTGTTGGCGACCTTGTTGATTTAACAGTCACTGACGAATTCCTGTGTGACGGCACCGCAGATAAATTTACATTAACTTGGTTAGCAACACCTGACAAGAAAACCATTACCCCATTATTAGATGGTAAATTAGTTTTTGGTACTGATTACACTATAGAGTATTATCAAGTTAAAGTTTCACAAACTGGAATTAATATACCACAAGCGTTCCCAAGAAATTCTTGGGAAGGTGAACGCATGATTGATCATCGCTATAGATATTTTTCAAATACGTTGAGATCAGGTGAGTTACCGGGTTACATTAGACACTACGCTAAATTTGTATTCTTAAATCAAGTACCGCAATACGGACAAATTTTTAAAGTTACCTACAATAAACATATTGATTTATATAATGCTGTAGATAGGATTAATAGTTTATATAATCCTACGGATTTAATGCCAGGTAAGGAATTGCCGTTGTTAATGGATGGAGTTGAATACCCTGGCATATCTATCCAAGGATTAAAATTTGAACAAACACCTAAATGGGATAGTACTGGCACAAGTTACGATGCTGCACCTTGGGGAGATTATCTAAGCAGTTATGCAGTAGCTAAAATTGTAGGACAATTAGGCGTTGATTATTTTGATGTTAAATCTACAAACGGAATTTCTCCAGGACAAACAATTGTAGCATTAAACACTTCTTCTTTAATATTTAGACCTAACACAGTTGTAGAAAAGGTACAAGGTACGCGAGTGTATGTTACTACGCTTGATTTAGTAGATACACAAATAAAGAATATCTACTCAACTGGTACCTCTACTGGATCTACAATTGCTATTCATACTAAAGATTCATTCCATAATGCAGTAAATGTTGGAGACTTCATATGGATCAATGGAGTTAATAGTCTTAAAGGTTATAGTATTAATTCCATTGGTACTAGCACTCAATTACCAATTGTATCTACATCAACAACATCGTTAGTCACTGTTACTATTTCTCCTCCTGATCAACCAGGAGGAAGACAGGCCTATGCTACTGTTAAACAAACAGGATTTATTGTAACTGAAATTACTATCGATCCACTTAATCGTGGAATGGGATATTCGGTTCAACCGGTTATAACATTCAGTGGTACTAATGTTGCAATAATGGGAACATCTACAATTTATTCAATAAATGGAAATTATGCTCAGGCTTATTTAGATGTAGGATTTAATCAAGTTCTTCAAGTAACTACTTGTACAAGCAATTACGTTGAGGTTGTTACTGGAATAGAATTAAGCAGTACAGGAACTACGTTACAATTTGGAGCAAGTTTTGAACTACTTAGTATTATTAATAATTTGAATACTGTGTCAAACAAATTGTTAGATCAAGTTACCAACACATTTTCTACTGCTAGTGTATTGTCTGTACAAACATTTGCACCTTTTGATGAGGTACAAATAGCACAGGTAACGTTGAGCACTACTTCAACTCAGATATATTCTACTAGCACTAATTCTGTTTGGTATAGTATTACTAATTCATTAGACGGGCTTAATAGAGCAATAGTTAGTTTAAGACATGCTAATTCAAATACCACCATTTATGGTAATGTAGATCTTCGAGTGTTTGGCGCCAGTGAGTTTGAATTTTATTCTTACAATAGTAACTACAGTAGTTTAGACAGTACAATAACCGGCAGTACGATTTACGATACATCTAATGGATACAAACCAGAAGATATTATTATTGATGGTAATAATTTCTTAAATTCTGTTGATAGTTATGCACCTGAAGAGTGTGTACCTGGGCATGTTCGAGATAGCTTAGGGATTAATGTATTCACAACAGCAAACCCCCCAGGATATCCTATGGTTGTATCTGGTGCGTTTACAGCAGGACCTACTGGAATAACTAGAGCTGCGTTAACATGGTTACCAGAGGCTCCCTTGGGATTTAGAGTGCAATCTAACGGTAAAACATTTGACAAAGTTGTTAATGAAAATTCTTTTACTACCTCTACACAATATTATATATTTGATAATACTATAGTTGTTCCTGCCCAACCAGTTAATACCGTAATTGGGTATTCTTTTGTTACTGCCGCTGCCGATTGCATTGTAGACAGTAATTATATAGGCGTTGAACTTCCAGGTTCTGTTGGAAACACAGGTACAATAACAATTTCTAGTTCATTACATGTTGACGAAGTTCAAAGTGTGTATGTATTGTTAAATGGTCGAGAATTAAATCCAAATGAATATATATTATCTCCAACTAGTTTAGTTAATAATAGAGCAATGGTTACTATTACAGGGTTGTCTGCTAATTTTTATAATTTAGAAGCGTGGTTTTTTGAACAGCAGTATCCTAAATTTAATAGGATCCATGAGCAGTTCTTTACAATTGGATCTACGGCAACATCAACATTAATTCTTAATACCGCCCCTGGAAAAATTGAACCAGTAAGTGAACAAGTTATTGTTGAAAGAATAACAGCTTCTGCTAGATATAGAATGTTACCACCATGGGCAAGTTATTATAAAATTCAAAATAGTTTAATGACTTATGCTATTGATCCTAAAAATGCTCGACCTAGCACTTATAGTTTAGATAATGTTAAAGTTTATATCAATGGAATCGAACTACGTCCTGGATATGACTTTACTGTAAATGCTGAAAGCATTACTTTAATTAAACCAAATATAGTTAATGGAGATGCCATTGCCATTGTACCATTAGTTGATTATGAATATGTTGTAAATGGAACAGTCCTTCAGTTAACAACTCCAGTAACTTCTGCTACTATCAAAGTAACTTCGTTTACAGATCATGACAATTTAATGATGCGTACAGAACGATTTAAAGGAGACGACGCCCTAGTATTATCTTACCCTACAATCAGTGAAAACTATGTTTGGATAACTGCAGCCAATACACAATTGACAGCAGGCATTGATTATATAATTCTTGAAGATATGAAAACTATAAAATTCTCTGAGTTTGTAAATATTCAAACAACTGATGATATTATTGTTGTAGTAATTAATCCACCAACATATGGAACTACAGTATTGGGTCATAGAATTTTTAAAGATATGTTTGGTAAACATCAGTTTAGACGCATATCTGAATATTTTAGCACAAGACTAGCTCAACCACTTCAGTATACAGATGATAAAGTTGTTGTTGAATTTGGTAGTCACCTATTACAACCTGATCCGGGTAGCAATTTACCAGGAGTTATCTATGTTGATGGCGAACGTATTGAGTATACTTCCAAGGATGGTAATGTATTAAGTGGGCTACGTAGAGCAACACTAGGAACAGGCCCTGCAAAATTCTCTGACATTGGAACAGAAGTTATTGACCAGAGTATTCGTCAAATTATTCCTACAGTTGATTATAGCTTAATTCAAAACATTCCAAGTTCTAATACTACAACGTATGTTATTAGTACAGTGACAAATACATCTACGTTCTCAGTAACTTCATCTACTCATGCAGGAAACGGCATTACATTCTCAACACTTACTAATGTTGTAGATCAAGTTGAAGTATACTACGGCGGCCGACAACTAAGAAAAACATCGATGAAAGTACATGACAAGTCTCGTTCATATTATACAACATCATCTGTACAAGTTAATGGAGTTACAACTTCAAGTTATGAAATAATTCCTCCTGAATTTACTATAACTACATCAACTCGCCAGTTAATATTAAATATTGCTGAAGAGATTACAACTGGAACAAGAATAACTATTGTTAAGCGAGAAGGAGCATTATGGACTGGTACTGAAGCAACATCGTTGATATCTAGTACAGCCACTCAAGCAAACTTCTTACGTGACAGACCAGCAGAACTACCTGACATATATTTCTATGGAGGAGATAGTGTGATCTTCGAAAACAGCAATGCATTAACAGACGAAAATGGAGAACCTTTAGAGGGATATTAAACATGCCAAATATTACGCTATTACCGACAATCACAAGTGTTACAAATGCCACAACATTTGTAATTGTTGACAATCGGCTTACAAAAAGAGTTAATTACTCAAGTTTTTTAAATCAGATATCGACAGATTTACTGGCTGTTGGATTTAGGGGAAATACTGGAGCAGCAGGCAGCACTGGAACTAATGGTGTAGGTGTAATTGCAGGCGGAACTGCTGATCAAGTATTGGCAAAAATTGATTCTACTAATTATAATACCAAATGGCTTACACTATCTGCAGTATCTACTAGCGGCCTTTATTCATCATTATCTGGCACCCCGGCAGCATATACTGCAACAAGCATTAATGCGTTGCTTGATGTTGACACTGTAACAGTTGCACCGACAAATGGACAAGCACTTGTTTGGAGTGCAAGCAGTTCAACTTGGAAACCTACAACAGTTATTGGTCTATCATCTAGGACCACTGTTCAAGCAACAACTGCTATAAGTTTAGCAGCCGCCGCCACAGGAAATTATCAAGTTGCTGGCGCCAAATCTTATCTTTTATCAAAATTAGTTACTAATTACCCAGCTTGGGTTCGTTTGTATTCAGATGCTACTAGTAGATCTGCTGATGCTAGCAGGACAGAAGGCAACGACCCGTTACCAGGGAGTGGAGTTATTGCAGAAATTATCACAACATCTAGTGCATTGACACAATTAATCACCCCCGGTGTACTTGGATTTAACAATGATACAACGTCGACCTCTACAATATATCTAGCAGTAACTAATAAAGATTCGGTGTCTAGAATTATTACCATTGATCTAACTATACTACAACTGGAAAACTAAAATGCAAGAGCGCGAATATGTTGTAACTTTACATAAGCACGAAGATCTAGATTCTTTCTATGATGATATGGAAACTCCCGGCGGCGCTCTATTCATCCCTAGTAGAACTATACCAGTAGCTAATAGAAGACCAGTAAGTAGAAATACACATTATAGATTAACTGATGAAGAAGCTGGCCTTATCCGTAATGATTCTAGAGTTATGGCGGTTGAGCTTTCAATCGAAGAAGCTGGTCTTGAAATTAGACCAAGCTGGACACAGTCTAGTACTTTCTGGAACAAATCTAATTCAGTGTCTGCTACTTTTAAAAATTGGGGCCTGTTAAGATCAGTTGAGGGCCTGCAAAGAGCAAGCTGGGGATCTGATGGAGTTCCCAGTGCTTCGGGTACTATTAATGTAACAGCTAGTGGAAAGCATGTTGACATAGTAGTTGTTGATGGACATATGATTCCAGACCATCCTGAATTTGCTGTCAACGTTGACGGCACAGGTGGTACTAGGGTAAATCAGTATAACTGGTTTGGACTTGATTCTTTAGTAGTTGGGTTTGTAGAGCCGTCTAGAACATTTTATCAGTACGGTCCGTATGTTGATCCGTCTTACCCCGTCAATGATGGCAGCGGATATTCAGCAAGAACATCAGACAATGATCACGGTGCCCACGTTGCGGGAATATTTGCAGGTAATACACAAGGCTGGGCCCACGATGCAAATATCTATAATATAAGTCCGTATTCTACTGACCCTAATGCAACTTTTTTCCCGGGCTATTCGTCTTTTCTTATAGATTATATCAAAGTATGGCATCAACTCAAGTCTGTTAATCCTATTACAGGAGTTAAAAATCCCACAGTAACCAATCATAGTTATGGATTATTTACTAGTGCAAATATTACAACAATTTCTACAGTTAGGTATAGAGGAACTATTATTAATGGACCGTTTACTTCGGCTCAACTCTCCGATTATGGAATTTATAATTCTGGAGGAAGTACGTTTATTAATCAACGAAATACTGGTAGAGAACAAGACCTTATCGACTTAATGGCTGCAGGAGTTATTGTTGTTGGGGCTGCTGGCAACGCATATTCTAAAATAATGAACCCAACAGATTCTCTATCTGATGATTACAACAACTATTATACTGTTGATTCAACTATATATTATTACATGAGGGGAACTATAACATCTGTAGCAGGTGCTATAACAGTTGGTGCAATTGGTTCAAATATTAGTGATATAAAAACAGCAGACAGCAACTGTGGCCCTAGAGTAGATGTGTATGCTCCTGGAAGATTTATAATGAGTAGTGTAAATTCTACCCTAGGTGTTTATGCCAACGATGCAAGAAATACATCTTACTACCTAACTAAAAAAACTGGAACATCAATGGCTAGTCCTCAAGTAGCAGGAGTAATAGCTTGCTTGGCTGAAACTTGGCCTAGATTAAGCCAACCATATGCCCTAACATATATACAGACTCGTTCTAAAACTAATCAAATTACAGCAGGCACAGGCGGCCCGACGGATTTTACTGATCTTCAGGGATCTGCTAATAGATTTTTATATTTTTATAAAGAGCGTCCAGCAGAAGGGCAAGTAGGTCCTAAAGTAAATCAAGGTAATCGTCCTAGTACAGGACTAGCTTGGCCAAGACCTAAAATTTATAGGTACGGAAGTTAAAATACGAATAAATTATATTGATAAATATCATTATGGAAGATAAAAACATGAGCAATTTACCAAAAGATCCTATAGCGCCTACCCCTTCTAAACCCAACGAAGCAGGTAGTGTTGGCATTCAGGGGCATATTAAGATCTATGACCCCGTTACTAAAGAAGTCTTTATTAATAAAAGAAATGCAATTCACTACGAAAATTTCTCTATTGCACTAGCACAGAGTATAGCAAATCAAGGCGAAGGCACTATTGCAGAAATGGTGTTTGGTAATGGCGGAACTAGAGTTGACCCTACAGGTATTATTACATATCTAACTCCTAACAATACTGGTAATGTTGCGGCCTTATACAATCAAACTTACTATAAAACAGTTGATGCTAAACAGAGCTATTCTTTAGATCCTGCAAGAAACTTTATGGAAACTAGACATGTTGCTGGTGTTGCCTATACTGATGTTCTTGTAAGTTGTCTGTTAGACTTTGGCGAACCCAGCGATCAAGCAGCATTTGACAATGCAACAAATTCAGAAGGTGCTTATGTTTTTGACGAATTAGGATTAAAATCTTTTAGCACTGAAGGTCCTAACACTGGTATGTTGTTAACTCATGTTATTTTCCACCCTGTACAAAAATCATTGAATAGATTGATTCAAATTGATTATACAATACGAATTCAGAGTCTAAGTAATATTGGAAACTAATCATGGCGACACAATATACACTAAATTTTTCAGATCCTAGTAAAACAACCACAGTTGTTATTAGTGGATCTACTAAAAATAATTATAGTACCAGCTTAGATCTAGTAGGTCCGGGGTATGTTGCCTACGGTGAAACTATTGCTCAAGATTTTTTAAAGTTATTAGAAAACTTTGCCAGTCCTAATCCTCCATTAAATCCAATTGAAGGGCAGTTATGGTATGATACTAGTAACCCAGGACGTAAAATATTAAGAATTAGCAATGGGGCAATAACAAGTGCTCGTTGGCCCAGTGCAAACGGCATTTATCAACAAGCTAATGATCCTAGTATTGAGTACAGTCAAAATTTAATTGACGGTGATATTTGGGTAGATACTGGAAATACCCAAGTTAAAATTAGATATAGTAATTCTTGGACATTAGTAGGACCCAGTGTATCTACTAGTGATACTAAAACAGGTACAGAATCTGTCGATTTAGTAAGTAATACAGGTGCAACACATCCTGTAATTTTAAATTGGGTAAATGGAAAAGTTGTTGAAATCATAGCATATAGTACATTTACGCCTAGAACAGTCATTGATGGCTTTGCTACCTTAAATCCGGGTATTAATCTTACCACTAGAGTCGCTGCCAAGTACAACGGTCTAGCAGATAGAGCTAAAGCATTAGAAATTACCAGCGGAGTTTACGTACAGGCTAGTGAAGTAATGAAAAATACTGTGCCTGCTTCTCAGCGTCAAACACATGCAGGGTCTTTAATTGTTGAATCTTCATTAGGACTGTTTGTTAGACGACCTAACCAAACTAATAAAGAAATAAAAATTGGCACATCTACTGGAACAAATGTAGGATTGATTGAATACGGGTTTGCCGCTGGCACTTTAAAAGTTGGAGTTACTGATAATTCTTATATAAAATTTGACGGTGATAAGGGTACTGTTGCTATTAATACTACACCGGTTGCAAATATTGCACTGACTGTTAATGGTAAAGGAACATTTGCAGAAAATATAACTATAACTGCAACCAACACTGCAACTACTAGTCTTACAGTAGGCGGAGCAGTATCAATTGCCGGACATACACACATAGCTGGTAATTTAAATGTACAAGGACTTACTGAAATATCAACAGCATCGTCGTTAACTGTTGGTAATGTTATCCCTGTTAATTCTACAACTAATTTAGGGTCAGCTGCCAAACCGTTTGAAAGTGTTTATGTAAAAAATATTGGTAGTTCTACAACTTTTGTTAGAATTTTTGGTAGTGTTACCACTGCTACTTCTTTAGAGACTTCAAGAACATTTCGAGTAAGTGGACATTCAACGTCAACTGCTGTATTATTTAATGGTGATGCTAATGTAACATTTACTACAACATTAACTCGATCAGCAATTAGTAACCCAGTTGGTGGAACTACATCAACTACATCTGCTACTCAAACACTAATGGTGTTAAATACCGCAACTTCTGTCAGTGAAATTCAGAGCATTTCAAAGAGTAATTTCTTAGCAGATGTATATCCAGGATTAATATCAACTGGTATGATTATAGGTTATGTAAGTCCTGGACCATATAATGATTGGTTGTATTGTAACGGCGCACAACATACTGCTTCTAATTATACTAGCTTGTATGGGTTAATTGGAGACAAGTACGGTACAGGAACTACGGTTACTGCTGGATTCTTTAGGGTTCCTAATTTAACAACCGCTACGTTGTCCGGAACAAACGGACATCCTATATATTATCACATAAAGACATAAAATGGCCTACACAATATATAACAATAACGGAACAGTCCTATCGACTATTGCAGTAGGTGATATTGATAGTTATTCTACCAGCCTAGATTTGATAGGTAAGAACGTTAATAACTACGGCGAATATTACAATAACAACCTAGTTAGATTGTTAACTAGTTTTGCAAGTCCCGGAACTGAACAACCTAGGACTCCTCAGACTGGACAACTGTGGTTTAATAAAACTACTAAACGACTTACGGTGTATGATGGTAGTTCTTTCCAACCAACATATGGTTCTCATGTCAGCGGCACTGCCCCTATAACAACAAGTACAGGCGACTTTTGGTATGACACAGTTAACAGCCAATTAAAAGTATGGGATGGTGACAGTTACAATTTAGTAGGACCCGCCACTTCTGGACTATTAGGGACATTTGGAATATTACCTCCACCTGGACCTATTAGGAATGGCACTTCGCCAAATCCAGTCAATGTTAGTTTAATAAATTCATATGGAAGATATGCAGGATTGATTGCAGAAGAGCAATTTAATATGACTCCGTCGTCTTCTACAATATATCTAGCAGGTACACCCCGCGCCGGAACTACTTCTTCAATTGTTGCAGGAGTTACGTTACTTCAAAATTTAGAAGTCTTGGGAAATTTGTATATTAATGGTTGGAATGTTAAAGATCATCCTAACGTAGATCTAACAGCCTACTATAATATAACACCATATGGTCAGTTTACTGCAACCTCAACGTTTGGGTTTACAAATACAAATTATGGAATATATACTTCTACTAATTTTGCTATTGCACACGATTTAGGAAAGATGTTTTCAACATCTACATATTTAAATGGATCTGAAGTATCTGTTTTATGTGTTAATAATACTGTTACCTCTGTACGAAAATTTGAGCTACAAGCAATATATGGTCCTAAGAGATGGGAACCAAAAGAAAGTTACGCTTACACGTGGACATCTACAACTACTGCAACAATAGGACCAGCAGTAAGTTGGCTATGGACTACTGCAACTAATACTAACATAGTTCTCCAAGGATATTAAAATGCCGTATATTATAAACAAAACAAACGGACAACAGCTTACAATAGTTCAAGACGCATCAGTTGATCAAACTACTGATTTAACATTTGTAGGTAGAAATTATGCCGGATACGGTGAGATACAAAATGAGAATGTTTTAAAATTATTAGAAAATTTTTCAAACAGCACTCCACCTGCTAGTCCTATATTAGGGCAATTGTGGTATAACACATCTAATAATTCATTAAATGTCTGTTATGCAGAAGCTAGCGGAACTGTAGCAGCTAAATTTAAATCGTTGTCAAAATTGAACGCTGGTGATACTGCCCCGACAGATGCTGATCAAGGACAGTTTTGGTATGATTTAGTAAACGGTCAACTAAACATTTGGAGTGGTTCTGAATACATTACCATTGGACCTGAGATAGGTGCAAATATAAAAGCTAAATGGCGCGGAGATTTTGAATATAACGCTCTAGTTCCAGATCTTCCAGTTTTTAACATTAAAGCAGTGTTAGGCACCAGCGATGAAGTTGTTGCTATTGTGTCAGCTGAGACATATGATATGTCCGATGCTTATACCACTCCTCCTGCTTATGCTTCGAGAACATCAACCTTTACAAAAATTGTAAAAGGTATTACCTTGCAAGGTGCAGATCCAATTACAGGATCATCTAGAAGTGCAGTTACCGGACTAACCACAAGTAGCTATTTTTGGGGAACTGCTGCCGAATCGTTAAATGCTTTGCATGCCAATGTTGCCGACTCTGCCGCCGGTATTAGTGCCGAAACTACAGGTACTAATTTAAGAATGTGGGTACCGTTTATTAATACCACTACTAATCTAGCATACAAATCTAGTGGCATTACTTATAATCCGGCTGATCGAGTTTTATACACAATTGCTAGTGCCGCACGTTATGCAGATTTAGCAGAGCGTTACGAAGCCGATGCAGTCTATGAACCCGGCACCATTTTAATTATAGGTGGCGAAAAAGAAGTTACAACAACCGCAGTTTATGCTGATACAAGGGTAGCGGGTATAGTGTCTAGAAACCCAGCCTATATGATGAATTCTGAGGCAGGAACCGACGAAACTCACCCCTATATTGCCTTAAAAGGCCGAGTTCCTTGCAAAGTTGTAGGGTCTATTAACAAGGGTGACCTGTTAGTAACAAGTACCTATCCAGGATATGCCGGATCTGCAACTCGCCCAAATGCTGGAACAATAATAGGAAAAGCCCTGGGATCGCAATCCGAGGGCTTTGGGGTTATTGAAGTATTGGTAGTTTAACGAGCCATTGGGGCTTTAATAGCTTCGTGGCTTTCATAGCCAACTAACTCGATATCTTCCATATCGAACTCTGTAATAACAGAAATTTCTGAATTTAATTCTAACGTAGCCAATGGTTTTGGATCACGTTTGAGTTGTTCTTTAACTTGTTCAAAATGATTGTTATAGATATGAGCATCACCTAAGGTAATAATTAATTCACTAACTTCTAGGTTACATACCTGTGCTATCATATGTGTAAACAATGCATAGCTGGCAATGTTAAATGGCACTCCGAGAAACATATCTGCTGAACGCTGATACATCTGACAACTTAGTTTACCGTTGTTAACATAAAACTGTGCCATCATGTGACATGGCGGCAATGCCATAATGTCTAGCTCTCCTGGATTCCATGCTGTAATAATATGTCTACGGCTGTATGGATCGGACTTAATACCATCAATTAACTCTAACAACTGATCATGATTCTGTAAGACAACTTTGTTGATACGAATCAACGGCTTACGCCACCTCCGCCATTGTACACCGTAAACACGACCTAGATCGCCAGGGTGTCTCTGTAGCTTACGTTTAACCCAATAGTCTGCTTCTGCATTATCAGTCCAGATAGTTCTTTTTTGAGAATAACGATCACCGTGTAGAATCTCACGTAGTCGATATTCATCACCACTGCCTTCAATAAACCAAAGTAATTCAGATACAACAGCTTTCCATGCTAACTTTTTTGTAGTGATAGCAGGAAAGCCGTCTTCCAAATTAAAGCGCATTTGAAGACCAAAAATACTACGTGTACCGACTCCGGTTCGATCTGGACGGTCTTCACCGTTCTCTAAAATATTCTTTAGAGCATCGAGGTAGACCTTGTCTGGATGCATCATTCAACGTCTACTACTGCTTCTTTTTTCTTGCTCTTAGGTGGATCAACTGCATCCGCCTGCTTGCGTAGAGCCTGTGCTTCTTTAAAGAGTTTGTCTGCCCTTGACCGCATATCAGTAGGAGTCATTGCTTTGCTACTAACGTTTTCGTCAACTTCGCTAGTAATAATGATTTCTTCTTTGTTCTTTTTAGAGGCAGCTAATTCTTTCTTTGTAGCAGGTTTACCATCTTCAGTAACTGCTAGTTCGTCAACAGCAACTCCTTTTTGTTCTGCAATAACAACATTAAGTTCGTTAAGCGGAATTATTGTTTGCTTGTTTGGAGTCATTAGCACAAGAGTAGTAGGGACTTTTTTCAAGTGACCTCCTGCATGTAGCCATTGGAGCATTACTCCACCGTCTGGAAATCTACGTGTTGCTAATACATCAGCTAATTCATTAGCTTGTTGTCCGGTTTCGCTTTCAATCAATGACATCAACGAATCGTGATATGCATCTGGTAGACCAGAAGTACCGATAACTAAGGCGCTTGCCGAATCACCTGGTATTGTTCTATATGCCACTGCAACTCTAGCAGAGTTGTTTTTCATTTTTCCCACATGTTTCATGTGCTTCTCCTTTTATTGTGCTGGTGGTTGTTCTTCAGTTTTTGCTGGTGCAACAGCATTTAAGAACGTATTCAACTTGTCAAAAGCTGCCCCAACTGCTGACGCTTCAGTGGCCCCAAATGCTCCACGACGAACTGCAACATCTACCACTGCTCTGATGTTGATTAAATCTGTAATTGTTAACTCAGGAGTAGGCTCAGCTGCCGGAGCTTCTCCGCCAACTGGTTGAGTTTCCATTTGTGCTTGTTCTTGATTTTCCATTTTAAAATAATTCCTTTTTTTTATGTAAATGTTGACACCCTAATGATAGCATAGTTAGTTCCTTGGCGTCCTCTAGACCGATTTCTGTAATTTCAATAATCTTTCTAGCATGGTCCAATCCATAGTTACTACAAATTGAATATCTGCTGTTAAGATTATATTCAATCCAATGTTCTACGGACTTAACATCTATCCTATGATCTATAGAGAGTCTAGCAAAATGTTCTGGAATAAAGGATAGCTTCCTAAATCCCAAAACACTTAACGCATTAACTGTCCCTCTATTTAGCGACATTATGTACCTACTTTATTTATAATAGGCAGTCTGACCGAATGGAGAAACTATGGTTTCGTTGCCATGTACAATAAACAATGAGTCGCAGTATTCTTCATCACCCCAGCTACCACAAGGATAACCGTCTGTAAACATAATGAATTTTTTTGGCTCAATTCCTTGATTTTTCATAAAATTATAGTTTACATCAAAGTCAGTACCGCCACCACCTTTGCATTCGTAGCTCATAATCTCATCTGCGGTGTCGCCTGTAAATTGTACATAATTGTATACTTCAGTATCAAAACACCACAAATCCAATTTAAAGTCTACATACTCGTCCATGATGCCTTTAACTTCTGACAAGAAGTCCTTGGCCATAGTATCTGAAATACTACCCGACATGTCAATGGCAATAGAAACGTCAATAGTTTCATCATTAGTCATACCTGGCAAAATAGCACCGCTATGTTGCGACTTGCGGTTAGGGCGGCTAAAGCTGTAATTGCTTTTAAGAATGCTTTGGATATTCATACGCAACAGTTGACGCCAGTCCATTTTAGGCTCAGTGAAGTCTTTGATCATACGCTGAACACCTGCTGGAACACGACCTGCTCCGGCACTCTGAGCAGCCGCTACCATGGCTTCTTTGATCTCATCACGGATCTGTTTCTTTTCTTCTGCGGTCAACTTAGGGCGACCTTTGCCCTTGCCTTCCTTGTCTCCGTCTTCACCTTCGTCGCCATCATCACCTTCACCGTCTAGGTGCTCGTCTAACAATTCACCTAACGAACCGATGTCAATCTTTTCTGCTTTTTCGTAGATGTCATCATAAATTTGCTCATAGCTCATGCCACGATATTTGTCGTCTTGAAAGATTTTTATAAAGCTGGGCACTGTACCAATGCGTTCATCTTTGAGAATTTGATTAGTAGCGTAGTCTGCGGCAATGTTTGAAAGCATAGGGTCTCGACTATCACGACGTCCCATGTGATCAAATACATTATGTAGGACTTCGTGTGCAAAACCAAACTCTGCGTCTTTAGGAGTGAGCTTGTTTACAAACCCATAATTAAAATAAAAATTACGACCGTCTGTGGCCAGGGTGTGACACCAGTCACTGGCATCCACCATTTTAAGGCGAGTGGCTAGATTGCCAAAGAATGGATGACGTAGCAATAGACCAACTCGAGCTGTAATCAGCTTGTCGAGAATCTTTGCTTTTTCGGAGGCATTAAATTCTTTGCCTGTCCAATCTTGTTTCTTTTGCTTTTCTGCTTTCATTACTGCCATGATAACTCCTAGTTGCGATAATACTATTATACATTCAATTTATCAAAAGAGCAAGTAAAAAAGGACCCCGCAGGGTCCAATTTTAACCTTCCATTGCTTGGATAATGTACTTACCATACTTGTCGTGAAACTTGTCAAAGTTAGCAAGTTTAGAAGCATCAAATGGCAGTTGGTAGTTAGTCAACGCAACTTTTGCACCCATAACAACTAGTTCGGTTGGGAAATTATCCATCATAAAGCCAAAGAAGTTATCTGCCATAGAATCCCAATTCTTGGCTTTCTTACGATCTGCTTCTTGAAGCTCGTAGCACAGACTAATTGTCAAAGAGTACATAGCTGAGATTTCTTTGATCTCTGACTTCTTAATTTTGCCTGCCAGGATATCTTCTGGCTTAGGCATCTGCTTTGCTACCTTACGGTGAGCCATAAACTTAACAGCAAGACCTTCACCGACTGCACCTGCAATCAAATCAGTTAACGTGTTATCTGGCACGTCATCTTCTTCCAACAGCTCGCTGACAAACATCCAAGAACGTGGAGTAGCAAATGCCTTGCTAGAACTCTTTGGATCAAAGTCGTACAAGTCTTGTTTGGCAAAACCCAAATAACCCACAACTTGTTCGTGAACACGATTGGTAACAGCCCACTGGTGCCAGTCATCAAAATCGCAACGGAGTTCAACGTGCAAGAAACGATTAGCCAACGGACTAGGCATACGATAAGTTACACCTTTGTCACCTTCACGGTTACCTGCGGCAACAATGCTAACACCTTTTGGTAGTTGATAAGTACCAACACGGCGGTTAAGCACCAATTGGAAAGCCGCTGCCTGTGTAGCAGGAGCCGCAGAGTTCAACTCGTCTAGGAACAAGATTGCAGTAGACTCTGGATCAGTGGGCAGTTCTGCAGGAGGAGCCCACGTCATTGTATTGGACGTAGAATTGTAATACGGAATACCTTTAATGTCGGTAGGTTCCCACAAGCTCAATCGAACGTCAATAACTTCACGATCTTGCTCATTACCAATTTGTTTAACAATATCGGATTTACCAATACCGGGGGGACCCCACATGAACACAGGGCGTTGCTTTTTGATACACTTTCGAATAGCCGCTTTGGCTTCGTTAGGGCTAACAGTGCGATTAGCTGACATTTTTTCTGACATAATCTACTTTCTTTAAAAAAACTGTTGAAGCTGTATTTTTACAGTACATTAATTATAGCAAAGATCTTGTCTCTTGTCAAGTGTTTTTTAGTTTTTCTGTAAATCTTTCTCTAGCTCTTTGAAACTTTGCAATGTTGCCAGAAAACAACACTAATTGAACAGCCATCTTTTCTCCAAATACCCAAATACGTTTATTATTTAAGTAGAAAGGGCAGTCTATATTTTGGTCAATCCAAATAGCTAATTTATTAGTAAAGAAAATGGGTTCATCAAATCTAATCTCGTAGCATTTGATATCTGCCTGTTGCAGACATTCGAACCCCTGCTCTGTGAGTCTAAGTCCACCTTTTTCTTTTTTTCTTGGGTTCATCCACCAAATTGGGATAGTTTGTTTAATCCGCTTTTCATCCGCTACAAGCCCTTTGGCTTCTAGCACTATTTTGGTTATCTCATGCTTCGGATTCATTTATGACTTTTTCGCCGGTGGTTAATTTGTAAACGGCAAAGTCAGTGGTATTGAATAGCTTGTTTAATTTTTCAGCTAGATTGAATGCATGACCGCTGTTTGAAAAACTAACTTTTTTGTATTTTGGACCCAGTTGTTGTGCAACTACACTTGTGGTTTTGAGATTGATCGGTTTGTCTTCGTAAAAAACTGCCCAGATGGCTTCGGACTCTAAAACTTGATCAGTTTTATAGGATTTTTTATTAGTTATTTCTAACAAAATTTTGGGTTTTGGCCTAGACATATATACGTTCTCCGAAAAGTGCGTATATATTTAGCAGGTTTTAGAATTTGCCGCCGTCCACTTTTATCTCAATCTTGTCAGGAAATTGATTATTTGACATCATCTGATCTAAGTTTCCGCTTAGTCTTGTCATTACAATACTAAGACTGTTTTGCAAATCTGTGGCTTCTTTTATAGTTAAAGTTAGACTTTTTTGATTGCTTTTGATAGCAATTCTAGTCTTTTCTAAGAAGTCTTCTATGGGTAATGTATTGAGTTGTTTCATGTTTTGTTAACAGTATTAAGCATAGCCTTCATTTCGATCTCCGTTTTATAAGGACCGTGAAATGGATATCGTTCTAATGTAATTAGTTTAGGACAAAAGCTCTTGACCCATCCTTTGCGGAACTTGATTACGTAGTACCCTGCACAATATTGACTCTTACTTTTGGCGCTCTTGGCAAACAAAGGCAATTTCTTTTTAACATTGTAAACTGCTTCGAATGGTTTTGAGCTACATGGAAATTCGTAAATTTTGTAACCAACAGACTCTATTTCAAAATTGTGAGTTTTCTTACCTTCGGCAAGTGTTACACCGACCTCGTCAGTGAGTGCTTTAAGATCTTTAAAATTAATCTTTTGCCCACGTCTAAAAAATTCGTAACCTTTTTTTAGTTTTGCCACTGAGCCTATCTTTTGTCCATGGTCTTCAATAATCCATTCTTTGTTTGGAATTACTACCTTTGATATAACATTCATGATACATACCTTGCATTAAGCGGGTCTGCATAACTTTGTACCTGTTCACTAATTTTCTGTAGGTCAAATTCTGCACAGAATTTTAACAAACGAATTCCAACTTGCGGAATGCTTTTTTCTGCGGCAGTTGCAGTATTAATAGTTTCTTTAATTATAGTTTTAATATTGTCCGGCTGTGCCGTTAAGTCGCATAATTTAACATTGCGATTATAATCGTCTAAAACACGATGTTCGACACCTTCATGGTCTGACCACTTTTGGAGCATCATATTGTTCCAAGACCAGCCTTTGGAATCTCGATCGGCAAAGGCGTCACGGAGACCAACCTTATTCTTTGTCCCCTTCTCACGTACTCCCGGATATGCAGAGAAGATGTTGTCGGAGGTGTCACCACGCATACACTTCTCAAAGAGTAACCAAGTTGGGTCCGGTGCGCCTTTTGCTTCACCAGTTTTCTTATCTTTAACAGGCTTACCCTTTTCATCAAAGTACCCCTCATGTGTGGTTGTAATTTGCATTACACCGTTATACTGTTTCACGTTTGGAGCAATAAGTTGTGCAAAGTCGCCATCTGTTGAAATAATAACGTGATTGTCTTTTGGATGGCTTTGAATCCAACCGGCAATTAAATCATCTGCTTCTAACTGTGGATTCTGTAAAACTGTGGTATTTGTTTTATTAATAACAAAGTCTTTAAACTGATCAAATGTTTCCCAAAACACACGATCTTCTTCTGCTTCTCTTGGACTCTGTGCCGCACGAGCTTCAGAGCGTTGACGCTTGTAAGGAGCATAAAAGTCCTTGCGCCAACTACGCCCCTCTAAGAAGAATATGACATGGTCACCGTTAAAGTCGCGCCATGCCTTACGGACACTGCCTAAAACAGTATGAATACTCATACCTACTTTATCTTCTAGACTTCCACGAACTACGTGTCGTGCTCTAAAAAATGTGTTCGCTGTGTCTACTAAAATATATGTCTTAGACATTAAGAAACCTCTGTTCTACCATCACCTAAATTGTTTACATTAATATAACCTGCTGTACGCTGATTCATATTAACACCCGATTCTCCGCCGACATTTCTGCATAGTTCGCCAAACCACGAGTCAACAATCATTTCTTCTGAGTCACCTTTGTACCCTGCTTCTTTTAATTGTAACACAAAATATTCATTCCAGTCAAGTTCAAAAAAACCATTCTTAATGTTATCTTTGTTTACATGAGTGTCTAATACAGCTACCCAAGGTTCTTTCTTTTCTGTAGCTACTTGTTTTGGAGTTAATTTAGCAAGGCGTTCTGTTTCGACAGCGTTTTCTGTTGCTAGTTGAGCTGCTACTTTTTGACGAATAGCTTCTTCTGTCTCAGCTTCAATTTTATCTATACCAAATAATTTTTTAATAAACTTGTTCATATTATGTACCCCACTCATTTTTAAATAACGGTACCTGCAATCTGTCACTGTAACGGAGACCGTGTTTCATAGCGGCTAGTGCCACTGTTTTATTATTTAATGCGTAAACACTCTCTACTCCGCCTACTGGCATTAGATACACGGGACCTTTAAATCCCTCGGCACGAAATTCTTCTGTGGCCTTTAGTGCATCTTCAATATCTTGTTCTGTTGCTACAACAAATTTCAAATATGCTGTTCCGTAATTTTCATAGTCGCAAACAACTTTAGGTTTAATAGCATCTTTCCAAGGCTCGCCACTTGCTGGAAGTTTAGAACTTACACTAAATGTAATTTCTCTATTCAATCGATGATTAGTGATCTTCCATTTGGTCAAATACTCTTTGAACGCACTAGTCAATCGCATTGTGCCGTTAGTTTCAAACGTAATTTCTTTTAACCCCGCCATACACGGTTGCTCTAACAAGTCTGGATAAGCCTTTTGCCAACCTAGCAACGGTTCGCCGCCCGTGATAACAAGATGCTCATCTCTCCATTTGCCAAACGGCAGTGTTTCTACAATTGCTTTGGCTAGTCCTTCAACCTCAATCATTGGACTTAGATCTTTAAAAGCAGGATGCCAACTAGCGTAACTATCACAACCAGTTGACACTAATGGCAATGCTTTATATTCTGTAAAAGCCTCAATCATTGTATGTGTTGCCGCAATGTCTGTTGCTTCGTGACTTAGCTCACCTCTGGGCATACCAAATCCTTGACAGGTAAAGTTACAGCCATATGTACGTAGAAAAACGGAAGGCACACCCATATAGCGTCCTTCACCTTGAATTGAATAGAATAATTCAGATACTTTAATTTTGCTCATTTATTAGTTCCTAGGAGATACTTAAATATATTATACACTTTTATTTAGGTTTGTCAACAACATAAGGTACCAAATGAGTAATTTAAAAACAAACATTAATTGGATGTTACATGACCATTGTACATCAGAATGCACATATTGTCCAATTCGATTTCGCGGAGGGGAATTACCTAGGGGAATATTGGAATACATGGAAGTTACTAAAAAAATAATTGATCATTATGATGCACTGGGCAGGAAAATTGATTGGACATTTGGCGGCGGCGAGCCTCTAGATATGTTTGATTTTCCAATGATGTTAAAGTTATGTAAAGAACAAGGCGGCACAATCGATCTAACCACTAATGGTGGAAGACTTTGGTTAGATTGGTGGGCAATTGAACCCCACATTGATACATTACACTTATCATATCACTATTGGCAAAATCCCAACCTTATACGATTTATTATACAGGCATTTCAAAAAGCAGGAAAACATATTGATATCATGGTTCCTATGCGTCCAAATTATTTTGATGATGATCTAGCAAGAGCACTTGCGGTTGAATCTGAATTTAATATTGTTGTTTCTAAATGTGTGTTATATAAAGAAGCTGAACAAGCTATTGGAATGTATCCTTACACAGAAGAACAGTTAAGAATTATGCGGGGAGAGGAATTAGTACAAGAATATAACCATGAGCAAGAAACTACGTTTGGTGAACGACACGAAGAACGTGTAAATGCAAATCCTTCATATACTGGTATGTTATGTAACCTAGGCATTGAAAAATTAACTATTTCGCATACTGGTTGGGTTCGGGGTAGTAATTGCAATAGTCCGCTCTTTGGAAATATTTGGAATGGAACTTTGGGTCTTCCTACAGGCCCCGAACGATGTGTTATGATGGCCTGTGTAGATGGATCAGACCAACAGATTACTAAATTCAGTCAGTAAAAATATTTGACCATTGTTTGAGTTTTTCTCGCTTGGCCTCTGCGGCTTTGTCAATGTTAGTCCAGCTTACAATGTCTAGTTCCTGCAGGATATCAATCATTGCACACAGGTCGCCTAGTTCTTCTTCCAAGTGGTCTCTGTTAGTTTTAGATTTGCCTGGTTTAAGATTGTCCATACCAAAGCGACTAATTTTACTAACTGCTTGGATTACCTCTGCACATTCTTCCTGCAGAATATCCATTACTTCTTTTTCTTTGCTATTCATTGTTTTGCTTTTTCTGTTAGGTACGTATCGTTGTGGATCCATTTATTGTCAACAAGGAAACCCCATTCTCTACGTTGTGGTCCAGGCATGAACATTGTCCAGCAGTCTGTTCCTGCTTTAAGCTCAACACGGTGATAGCTATTAGCAGGGCAAATACGGAAGTGACCAGGCCCACGCCAATGCCGTGTTTCACTGATCTTGGCACCTTGTAAATTAAAGTTAGGAGTCCATTCATAATAACCACCTTTTAAAATTAGAGTAGCGTACGGCCACGGATGATCATGCACATCATCAGGGTCTGACTTAAGGAACTTGTGAATGAACACATTAAAGGGGAAATGTTTTCTATCTTTAAGGAACACATAATAACGTTCAAGGTAAGGTTCATTATCTTGTCTATCCATTACAATGCGCTTGCGACCAACACGATCTAATAAGTTTAGAAATCGGTTCACTTTAAATTTTCCAACAGCTTATTTGCACTAAAAAATTGTTTAGTTAAATCGTATGTTTGTTTACGTAACTGCGGCAACCTCTTTTCATAGTGCGTCATAGTAACTATAATATGATGACATAGTTCTTGTCTATGTGCTAGGTAACTATTCCAGTCTTGTGTCCATTCATTAGGATATTTAAATCCTGCATAATACATTTCACTGTATGACAAGCGATCTGGAACCATAGGAATGGCCTCAACTAATGCGCCTTCGTAACAGCTAATACCCAATGTTTCCTGCAGATTTGCACTGAATACAATTTTAGCACGACCTAACAACTTGTGATATTCGTGTTTATCTAATTGTGTATCTTGACAAACAATAAATTCATATTGTGGTAAATGTATAGCCAAATCACGGAAGATCTCAACTTGTTTTTCTGGAGCAATGCGATGAGGAAACAAAATAAGATCACGCTTGGGATTGGTACAATAGTTTTCTAATGTATCAACCATATACTCCATGGGCCAGCCAGTGCGTACAATCTTTTTATACTCGCCTGATAAGATTTCGTCAAGTTCTTCTTCGTACCAAGGATTTTCTGTTTGGAATCCATCATTGAGTAATTCTCTATGGAATAATTCAATATGAAAGTCTGTGGCAAAGTAGTTGTGATCAAACGCATGGAAGAAACTCTTCTCTGCATTACGTACCCAAGGTTTATTGCCAACAAGACGTCCTAAAAAATCCTGTGGATCATATGATCCAGCATGCCATAAACCATGTGTAACTACCGGAATGCCCAGCAGTTCACTCATGTATTTGAGATTGATGATACCAGGATGCCAAGCATCAGTAAATACGAAGTGATCATTGGCGCGAATGCTTCCGTCGCAAAATAGCCGACCCATCTGCTCAACTTGACTAGCCTTGTAGATATTAGTACCGCCAAAGTTGAGAAATGCCCCAGGAGTGGTAGCACTAGGAATGTCCGTAGGACCTGATATAATGTTGACATTGTGTCCTGCCTTTCGTAAGAGTTCGGGCACATGAGTCTTCCATTGACCCGTGTACCTTGTTTCTACCGCTTCTAGATCAACGAGAAAAATTGTCATTGTTATGACTCTTTGGACGATAATCCTTACGGAAGTTTTTACGATCGCCTTGATACGGCGGACGAGAAAAATACCTGTATTCCTGTGACTTATACAAGTCAGCAGGATTGTAAGGAAGAAGGTTAAATCTGCAATGATCTAACCAAGCCTCGAGATCATCAAAGATCTTTTCTACTTCAGGCTTCAAGCGAAGAGTTTTTTGAATATGTGATGGCAATGCCATAATGTTTTGATCCTAATTAAAGGGTTGATGGAAATTTAATGAAGCAGCCATTCTCGCCGTCTTCGCTTACGTCGACCCAAATCTCACGACCTGGGTATCTTGTCGAAATGGTGTCATGAAGATCATGACTGATCATTTCGCAGGATTTAAAGTCAAGTTCGAGTGTGCCGTCATTATAACACTTCTCAAGCCAACGTTTGAACTGAATAAATTCAATGTCACGATCGTCATGGAACACTTGAATATAAATTTTAAAATGGAAAATATGACGATGTGAATTTGCTAGGAAACTAACATCGTATTCTCCTGCTGTACACAAATTAGGATCTGTAGCGGCAGCAGGGTAGCGGTGAATACCTTCTTTACGGAAGGTTACCCAAATCATATTAAGATCGTTCATTCTTCTGATTTCTTAGCTGTTTTAGTTTTAGTTTTAGGTTGCTCTGGCAAGTTGTCTTTTAACATGTTCATCATTTCCCACAACTTCCAATCAATGCTTTCTAGCAATTTGAAAAGTTTTTCTTCGGATGATTGTTGTGCTGCCTGTTTTGTAATTTTAGAATTAATCATAGTATTTTATCCTCTTTGTATTTGTCCCATGGGGTAAAGTTGTTACGGTCCATTAATTTATGCAGGCTATGTGACCATACGCCTGGATTTGTGGCTTTAAAATCTTTGTCATCAATTTTAAGCATAGTGTTATAATTCCATAATTTAATGTAAGGAATAGGTACACGGATTTGTGGAATAAAATTATCACACTCGTTTAGGCCACCGTCATTAAATTCTTCAACTGCGCTTAATGGAATATCTAATGAGCATAGATAATCTTTGTCTAAAAAGAATTGGATCATGTCTTGCCAAGCATCCCATTCTTCTGGGGTCCGCGGATTGAAGCTGTGATTTGCTCCAAAGAAAATATGCTCACATCCTTGTAAATGTGATGCAATTTCTTCTACTGAATGTAGACCTGTAACAAACAATGTTAATTTTCCAAATGCAGGAGTGTGCTCAATTTCTTTACCAATAAAGAATTGAACATCGCTCGCTTCGCCGGTTGTGTAATTACGTTTCATGATACTAGTATAACAGATTTAATGGATCAATGCAATAGATTATATTACCAAATTACGCATGTGCCATTACATTTTCAGGGCTTGAAACCCCATATGGATCAGGATCACTTGTACTTGATTCTGGTTCTACAAACATGTGGTCTACTTTGCCGTCGCTTATAATTGCGGCATATCGGCGACTGCGTGGTCCGAACCCAATATCACTCATGTCAACTGTCATGCCCATCAGTCTGGTAAATTTCCCGGCACCGTCCGGAATAACTTTTACATTTTTAATGCCAAGACTGCGAGCCCACTCATTCATAACAAATGCATCGTTAACACTTACACAATAGATTTCATCAATGCCTTTGGCTTTAAAATCACTGTATTGTTGTTCAAAGCCTGGCAACTGATATGTACTACAAGTAGGTGTAAATGCACCCGGAAGACTAAAAATAATTACTCGTTTATTGCCGAACAACTCATTGGCTGTCTTAAAAACAAATTCTCCACCAATGGGGCATCCGCCGCCTTCAGGCGCTTCATCACCTTCGCGAAATGCAAATGTTACATTAGGTATAAATTGTGTCATATTATTTTTTCCTTTATTTTACGTTTTGGTTTATTTTCTACACTTGCTAATGCTTCTCTAACATCACGCATCAATGCCTCGTCATCCCATTCTAATTTCTCAGGGTAATCATTATTATATGTAATTGTCAAATGACTACCCTTAACTACTTTAGTTTCTGGAAATACTAGTTTAGCACCGCCAATTGTGCCAGGCATGTCTAGCACAATACTATCTGTTTTCTTTTTGCGTGTTGCCATATTATTCTCCTAGGCCTTCTTCAAGGGCTCTTAGTTCATCATCATCTGGGTTTTCTAAATCAACTTCATCTGAACTTGTTACTTCATCAAACGAGAATAAGTTTCTAAATTCGTTCTGCTTTGGACCACCTTGTAAACGAGCACCTTCTAGACTACGTAAGAATGGGCCTGCTTGATCTATCATAGCAAATGCTTCATCTTTAGTTTTAGTATTAAACAAGTCTTCAATAAAACTACTAAAGTATAGGATGTTACGTGGAACCCAATCACTGTACTCATCGCTCATATCTTGCGACTTGACTTTCTTCCAATGCTTCCACGATAGCTTAGATTTAGTCTTAGCAATTTCAATGTCCATTAATTGTTGAGCACGTTGTACAGCAACAATATGGCAGTACACATTATGACCCATCATTAAAGCATAGGCAAAACTATCCCAACTAGTCTTACCTTCCTTGCCAATTTTGTTTAACATGCCTGGAGCATAGTGACATATATCTGCAAGTGTTAGTCTGCGGCCAATTTCGCTTTCGAAGGGAAACGGAATGTCCGATCCTGCGAGTGCTTTATTATCTGGTGCCTTGTCCATAATAACACTCCACCTTTTGGGAGTGTGGACTGCGTTGGTGTAGACAAGTCCGTGCGCTGTTGCAATGAACGGTGAGGCGCAGTCAAAAGATATGGTAAGCTCTTCATTGATATGTTTCCTGATTTGTCGTTGAATTAATGTTAGATAGCATGACCAATCTAACTGTGCTGTACCCAAAAAGTGGATCCAGTTTTTGCCCTTCAGCAAACCATCTTCACGCAAGGTCATTAGACGCTTTAACGTGATATCCATTTTACACATGTTAGCACCACCAAAGGCCCAACCTTCTGCTTCACGACCTGCATACTTACCTGCTGGGTCGCTAAATTCTTTTACACCTTGATACCACTGTTCAGCAGTATCCCAATCACCGCCTTGTAGCACGTTAAGCCATTTAGTTTGACCTAATCTATTCATCAAGAAGTAATCATTATTGTACTGTGTTTTTTCTAGACAGTCTTCAAATGTTTTTAATCCAGTCTTTGGACTGTGAATATGGTCACAAGCCCAGGTTGGAACGTCTAGCATCATTGACCAGTCTGCGGTTACTTCTAACCACTCAAGAATCTTTTGACGAGTCTTAGTAGCTTCTTTGCCTTCAAAGTCTAACCAATCAAACTTAAGAACACCCTTACCGATCTGGTATCCACCGGAGTCACCTAAGATCATTGTGTTGCCACGATCTCGTTGTTGAATCATTGATTCCTGTACAAGACTCTTTTGTAGATCTAATTGTGCATGACCTGCTGAATACAAACCATACTTGTAAGTAAAGTATCCTTCTTCAGGATTAAGGAAGTTCATGCCTTCGATGCCTCGATCGAATCCTTTAGGGATACGTTCATCTGAGATAAACTTCTCTAATCGTTGTTTAGCAATATAGGTGCTGTAAAACGAGCTGATGGCCGGAAGATATACAGCATAATCCTTCTGTAATGGTGTTAGGTTAACTTGTTGATGTGTCATGTTCTTTACTTAATATTATTGTAGCATCTAATTGTAGCTTTGCCTTTTTTAAATTATCCAAAGCAATTTGTACAGCAGGATGTTCTTTAGCCAATGATTCCATTTGCATTTCTTCATCGCGTTTTTTATGGGCCCAATCGAGTAATACCTCTGCTTCACCTGTCATTGATATGCTGGCATAACTTGTAAATTCTTTCCATGTTGATCCATCATATACTTCCATAGTATTCATATTAGTATTATAACGAACCATTCCCGTAGATTGCCCACCAGCAGGAATATACGGATTCATTGGACTACCTCCAGTTACCTGGAGATATTTTCCCGTATGGGCTAGCCCTTTGATCATGTCTGTGCAGGAATAATATATTTGTATACAGCTAGACCGCTATCTAATGTAATTTGCAATGCACCTTCATTAGACAAACTCATAGTTGTATTGTTAACGTCGGCAATTTTTAAAATACTTAGAATAGGAGCAACTGGCCATGTCCACGCCTTGTTTAATGTTCCTGTAACGCCTATAGCAAAGATAAACTCACCACCATGTGAACTCATGTCACCAAACGTGAACTTCAATTTGTCTCCGTCTGTCTTGGCTAAGAACGTAGCATGTTCGCTGTTTGCGGCTGCTTGGAAACTAAAACGCTGTACGCTACTTTGTGTAGGATTAACCTCAACATCCCACTTAACACCGCGGAAAGTAGTTGACTTGAGTTTTTCGTTGATGATTTCAGTGTTCATAAAACGATAGTCGTTTTTAAAGTCACCTGCTTTGTTTTCAAAATGTAAACCAATTGGAATAGTTTCGCCATTTCTGTCAGCAGTCATTAATTCAATTGTTGCATCTTCTTTGTATTCTGGACACTCGAGGTTATACTTCAATTTGTTTAGTTGCGGCATGCCGAATACACCAATCATCTCTGGTTGTGGATTTGCTGTTTCGCCAAACATAACTACAGTCCTGTCATCTGCCATAGAGTCAATTTTTGTAGTTTCGTCGGTACCTGTGATCTTAACGATGTTTAGGAAACCTAGGTTGTGAGTATGACTCACGATGTCTTGTAGAATGTCTTTCATGTAATAGTCCTTTTGTATAGTTTATTTAGATTTAGGGAAAAAGTCAAGTAATATTTTAGTCAAAGCTGAATAATTTTCCAAATGTATTATCTTGTGTTGTAGAGTCTAGATCCCACTCTAGAACTCCAATGAGGTTATCAAGTTTGTTATTGATAATAGTTGCTTCCATTTCACTGTGATCAAATGGAAGTTCTTGGAACCATTTAGGTAAACGTAGTTCATCGACTGGATAAGCAACGCTGGTATAGCCCAATGGATTGTCTTTGACCTTACAAACAATGACCTTCATACCGTCAACAATCTGTTGGCTGTATTTGTCACCGTTCATCCGGCGCAATGTATTCCAGTTAATACTTGCTCGAACATGTCCGGGCATATTAGCCTTACCCTTCTTTTCTTCCTGCGCCTGGTAGTCGGCAATATTGTTAGCACGTTTTGGACTGCCTTTCTCCCAACCTGGTCTAGCTTTAAACTCAGTTCGGAATTCACTAATGCGTTCTAGTATCTCTTTCTCTTGTGCATTGTTAAGTACTTTGGTTAAAATTTCTTCTAAAAACTTTTGCATAAATTCCGGAGTATCACTACGCTTCAAATCCAAGCCCATGGCCTTGATCTTTCCCGGCTTCCCATCTACGTCTGTGCGCTTATTTTCTTTGTCGTAGTACAGGATAGCATAGCGTTTTTTTGTCATATAGATGCCTTTGATAGCAACAAATTCACGACCAGCCTTGATCACTTCGCCTCTTGATTTTGGACAATGGAATGCATCTAACATAAACTGCGGAAACGTAGCATTAACATTATCAGCAATAGTATTATACAATTGAATAACAATTTCTTTATCCCAAGGAATTAATTTCTTTTGAATATCAATCTTTAATGCGTTATATGCTGAAAAATAGCATGAGTCAGTATCGCCATAGATAATGCTTTTACCTACGTGATCAAACTCACCTGTGATCATTTCATTAACTTTGCCTGCCATGTGACGTGCAATGGCACGGCCTGTTAACGTAGTTGACTGTCCGATTCGTTTGTCAAAGAATCTACAACCTGGATTCAAAATAGCACCGTACAAACTGTTTAGGTTAATCTTCTTAACTAGTTGTCGCTTGTCCCAGTATTCTTCTTCAATTTTATTTCCAGCATCAATTGCTGCCTTAAGTTTTTTCTGCATATCTTTACGTTCGGCATACCAACGCTTGAGCAAGCCGGGAATAATACCTTCATTCTCGTAGGTAAAGATTGTACCATTAGCACTCAACATCCAGGACTGATTGCTTTCAAAAATTAATCTGTAAACTTCGGCTGCACTTAATACGTCCTGTTCACCATTTTGCCAATCAACAGTAATTTCATATGCTTTGTCTTGTCGCATAACTGCTTCGTATTCTAAACTACCAAACATACCTTCCCAGGCAGATGCAAATGATTTCTTATGCACCAGTATCTGTTCTTGAATAAATTGATCAGTTCTATCTTGACGCAGTTGTCCGACAATAGTTTCTGGACCCATATTCAATGCACGAATTGCACTTGGGTACAATGAGTTGATGTCCATTGACCCAATCCAGTCATGAAGTCCTTTTTTAGGGTATGCCACATACGCACCTGCGGCTTGATTGTTAGCATCTTCATCGCGTATTGGACGACTTGGCACAATTAATCCACGGTGGTGTGCCTCATTTACAATGGCCTGTTCTGTAACAGCAACAGCACCCATTGTGGTCTGTAACAATACAGTACATTCGTGTGCAAGTGTGTTGGCAAGGTCGAGGAATTTTAATTTCTTATCAAGTTTGTCAAGCAAGGCACAATCTTGCCTGTTGTACTCAATAAACTTTTTAAAATCATTATTGTACAGTTGATCCAGTGTGCCTTCATAGACAGTCTTAGATTCACCTATCTCCATTTCTCCAATAGCATCCAACCTGTAGGAGTGGCGTTCTTCGTAGGTGTACTTGCGGTACAGCTCGAGACTGTCCAAATGAACGCGACCAACCAAGTCATAAGTAACAGCCGCTTTTCCATATTTTTCGTACTCCCGTTTCTTTGGAAATTGATCCCAAAGGCAAAATCGTCTTGTGTCTTCTTTGCTTAACACCTTTGTTACTCTATTTACAGTATATGGAATATCAAAACCTTCACTATTCCACCCACTTAAAATATCTGCATCTTCAATGATATCTAAAAAGGCATTGAGCATTTCTCCCTCAGTTTCAAATAATATTGTATTTGGGAAGTCTTTAACCTGCTCAACTGCTTCTGCCATTGTAAGAGTTTTCGGAGGAACAGCAAAACACACAAGGGTGTCTAACCATTGTAGGTGAACAGCGATTGCAGTAATTGGCATAAAAGCATTCTCTGGAGTGCTATAGCCACGTTCTGGATCAAAGTCCACCTCAATGTCAAACCATGCTACATTTAGTTTAGGTGCATCTTTGCCTAGATAATTTTCTTCTAGATTTCGAAATATTGGATTGATATCACTTTCATACAGACTGTGACTGCTGTGTATCTTCTTTTCCTTCATGAACTCTTTATAGCTCTTAGAAGTAACCTTGTTAAGATTTTCGCCGTAGATAGATTTATATTTGCCCCGTTGATCGGGGTAATAGAAAAGATAACGTGCGGGGTATTCTTGGAAGATCCTGCCTTTTTTAGGATCCCGTTCGACAACATAGATGATGTCTTTATCACGATTCCAGATCGCGTCTACATAACTCATATTTTTCTCCTACCGCTTATGGCCGGCAACCTTCTTTGTGATCATTTGTAGCTGATCAAACTGTAATTTAAAATAATATTTATTGAGAACCGACGAGCATCCTAATCAATCCGATTGAATCGATTGTGGTAAGCAACATGTAATTAGCCAGCATACCAAAGGAACGCCTACTATAAGCACACCAAGCGTATATAGCACAACCTGTAATCCAAATGGGGTACAAGATGAGAAGAGGAGGAGTAGGCACGGTTGAGGCCATAGTGATAGCACAGCCAATAGATATAGCCCAAGCAAGGACCTCAAGACAAAAACGAAATCGATCGCTTTTGTAATCGTCTCGGATCCAATTGAATGTTCCGCTGAATATTTCATTCATTATTCTTCCTTACGGAAACTATGTCCACTAATATCAACAATGGTTTCAAGATCATCAAATTCACGGAACACTTGATCCCATGTATCTTTCTGTGCAATCTTAATTGCTTTTTTAATAACACTAGGCTTGACTTCTAGTTCTTCTGCTACTGCTTTAATTGTTTCGTTCAGTCCTTCTGTAAGGTCTTGAATCTCTTGCATGACAGTCATGCCTTCTGCAACAATTTGTTTAATCTTTGCTTGTTCTGGTGCGCCAAATGCTTTGCCCATGTATATCTCCTGTAAGCGTTAATTATACATGAATGTTTTTAAAATGTCAATGATTTTATAACCTTGTATTCACAATATCCCAATTAATAATACGCCATATATTTTCTAAATATGACTTTTTATCGCTTTGGTAATCTAATGCCCAGGCGTGTTCCCACCAATCAATTCCTGACTCATTCTGTATAAAGCGTTCAACTCATCCATCAGAATCTTGCCTGCTTGTTTAGCATCACCGGTATGTTTCATAACTCGATAAGCAGTGTCAACAGCATTTAACATTTGTTCTTTGCTGGGTATCCACCCTTTACCAATATTGGCAAAAAGTTTCATCATC